TCGACAGTCAACGGGAGAGGGGTTTCACCTCTTGTCCTTTTCTTCGACTTCTTATATACCGCATGTCAACCCGCGGTTCGACCAGTACTCAGGTTCCGATGCCTGAGCCCAGCTAAATAAATCGTGGTGTTTGGGATACCCTGTCTAACAAGACGGAGGGATGCGAGAGAGGATGTTCATGCCGAGTCGGTGTTGGGTTTTGTACTCAACTGGCGTATTAGGTCTTCATCTGAATCGATAACTCTTAAGGGGGATTTCATGATCCAGGTTCTTTGTCTATTTCTTATCGTAAGAAATATTCTAGGTTTCTACTCCCAGCACCGCCTATAAGGTGCAGGGTTTCTATAAAGTCAACTAGGTAAAACAATGGCCAACTCATCAATGCATGCACATGGGTTGTCTGTTCAAACCGAATGGACTCATTTCTCTAAAGTTGTTAGTGAGCTCTTTCCGAGGAGTAAGCTAGCAACCTGGAGTTTTCTTTCTCCTCTTGATGAGGGATTTTCTTCGGACCTGGCGTCCCTTGTTTCTAATCTTACGCCTGGTGCCACAATGGACTCGATGTCCGCTGCCGCGTCGGCTTTTTTGTTTCGGAAGATTCTCCCCTCTAAGGTACAACCTGAAGAGGCCGAGGAGAAGTTCCTGGCGAAGATGTCTAGAAGTGGTAAGTTTGCGGGTGCCCGGTGGGCTGAGGTAGCAGAGGAGGTGGTGGACAAAATCTTTCCGCTCGGTTGGGACAACGATTATGCTAAGCACGCGTTGTTCTGTAGAACCAATAATACGAGCTCTTTAAGGAGGAAGGATAGTGCACGTTCAGTGGTTGAGGGGGAATGGTCAGAGGATCGTTTCTTCCAGGCCTGTGTTGACGGTGACGTACGAGAGATTGATCTTTCCAGGAAGGTAAGTGCAATTCCTGATGGTGGAAAATTGAGGGTCGTAACGGTGGCGGATGCTTTTCAATCGCAACTACTACCTATGCACTTGTGCATATACGAATACCTGTCTCAACGTCGCTGGTTACTCCGAGGTGAGGCGAGCCGGGCTCGCGTGGCAAAGGGGATGGCAGGGGTAAGAAGACAAACCGATGGGGTGTTTGTGTCTGGTGACTATGAGTCTGCCACAGATAATTTCGTGCCGCAAAATAGCATCGAAATCCTGGACCTTTTGAGAGAGAGGTCAACACATATTCCGTCCGAGGTTTGGGAGCTTGCTTTTGATAGATTCGCTCCTGGGGAGCTCTTCACGTCTGCAGGTGGCTCTGCTACCCGTAGAATGGGGCAATTGATGGGGGATTATCTCTCCTTTCCGTTGCTCTGCTTGACTAATTTCATCGGCTTCATCTATGCTCTCGGCCCTAGAGGTTGGGAGATTGCGGATGAAGGTTTTCTATTGATCAACGGTGATGATATCGTCTTTTACTCGAGTCAACTTGAGGGTGAGAGATGGATGGAGTCGGTCGGTGATGCCGGACTTGTATTGTCTAAGGGGAAAACTCTTGTACATCGGTCCTTCTTTTCTATTAACTCTACCTTTTATGTAGGAGCCTCCCACGGTGTGGGAGGGACACATTTAGCAGTGAGACATGTACCAATCCTCCGCTGGAAAACGTGGTGTAAACCGGGATCTTCCCTTAGGGGTCGGATCACACGTATCTACAATGACGGTGGGCGAAAAGGGCAGTCTGCCTTGAAAATGTTGTTCCGGTATCTTTTTGGCCGGCTGAGACGACTAGGTCTCCCTATAGAGGTTATGAGGGCAATGGAGGAGTTAGGTCCACGGGTGAAAGGGTGTATACCTAGAGACTTTATGGAAAGGTATCGTTGGGCGGTCAGAAATGAAGGCCTTTTGAAGGGGACAATGGGTGATTTGGTGAAGTTGGAAGAAGGTGGAGGGCAACGATCCACGGTGGTCTTGAAGAACTGCAGTACCGTAGCCAGGATTGCTAGAGGCTGGAAAGAAGCCTGGACACTTTCGAGTGTCTGGGGCAAATCCGGTCTTGAGAAATCCAGTACCAAGGAACAGCAGAGGGAGTGGAGGGATGTTATTCCAGGGCCTGTGAGCCAACAACTTAAACGGATACCACTTTTTGCCAACTTTGGCCTGACGGGCTTAAATTCTGC